GAACAGCAAGCTAAGATCGAAGCACTTGAAACCCGCATTGCGGCACTTGAATCCAACTAAGGAGTAACAAATGGAAACCGTATGGTCAGTCGCCCAGTTAGAGCGTAATACTTCAGATGGCTTTGTGGTAACGGTTCACTACAGAATTAACGCAGTAGATGGCGACTACTCTGCCTCTACCTATGGCACTGTGGGCTACACCCAGAGCGAAGAATCCTTCACGCCTTTTGATGAACTCACCGAAGAAACCGTGATCGGTTGGGTGAAGAACTCATTGGACAAGGATGAAATCGAAGCCAATCTTGCTTCACAGATCGAAGCAGCAAAAGCCCCGGCTACCGTTGCTGGCTTGCCTTGGGCTGCGTAAGGAAATGCAATGAACACCTCCAGCACCACCGAACGAGAAATCGACAAGCGTGTGGGGGATGATTAGATGGCTAAAGATTCTAAACTTACTCGCGCTGGCGTTAGTGGCTATAACAAACCTAAGAGAACCCCAAGCCACCCAACGAAGTCCCATGTAGTCGTTGCTAAGGAAGGCGACAAAACTAAGACCATCCGTTTTGGTCAGCAGGGTGTTAAAGGAGCGGGTAAAAACCCGAAAACGGCAGCTGAGAAAGCTCGTCGTTCTTCGTTTAAAGCGCGACACGCGAAAAACATCGCCAAGGGCAAGATGTCTGCGGCATACTGGGCGGATAAAGTAAAATGGTAGTACAACCGAAAGCTGTAAAACCCTGGCAATTAACTAAAGCGATTAACATCGGTGATGTTATATCGGTGGTGGTTGCGCTTGTCATCAGTATCACTTATATCAATAACATCGACAAAAAAGTCGATACGCAAGAAGTTAAAATCGAAAATTTACAGCAGCAGATTCAATTACAACGAGAAGATACCCGTTTAATGCTGATCGAAGTTAAGGATTCCATGCGCCGTATTGATGAAAAATTGGATCGTCTAATCGAACGTCGTGGGGGCTAAAAGATGGCCTTAGTGAAACTGGACTTTCAACCCGGTATTAATAAAGAAAATACGCCGTATTCTACTGAAGGCAGTTGGGAAGACGCGGATAAAATTCGTTTCCGCTCTGGTAAACCCGAAAAATTAGCCGGTTGGATAAAAATGTATAGCACGCCCATGAAGGGTGTGCCCCGTGCCACTCACACATGGCGCGTTCTTGACGGGAATCAATACACCGCTTACAGTACCAGCAGCAAGTTTTACATAGACACCGGCGGTGTTCTCACTGATGTTACTCCACTTCGCACAACTGCAAGTCTAACGAACCCATTTACCACAACGTTAGCCTCTACGACTATTACAGTAGCCCATTCGGCGCACGGTGCGCAGCTAGGGGCGTTTGTAACGTATAGTGGTGTAGCCGCTGCTATTGATGGTATTCCCGCCGCGGAATTTAATACGGAACACGAAATTACCCGTATTGTTAACGCTAACGTATATGAAATAACCGTAACCACTCCTGCCAGTGTTGGGGGTGTAACGGCAGGCGGTACCGTAACAGCTGAGTATCAGATTAACCCGGGCGCGGTTAATGGTATCTTCAGCTATGGTTTTGGCTCGGGGGCTTGGGGTGCTAGTACGTGGGGCACTCCTCGAACGGCCGCCTACACCAGTTTGTATCCACGTGTGTGGTCAATTGACAATTGGGGTGAAGATCTTGTTACTTGCCCTCGTGAAGGTCCCGTCTATTTGTGGGATGCTTCAAACCCGACAGCCAGAATGACGATCATTTCCCAAGCGCCTCAAAAGAATAATCGTGTCATGGTTACTAATGATAGACATTTAGTTTGTCTTGGATGTAACCAGCCGGGGGCACCGGCTTCAGATCTGGACAACTTACAAATCCGTTGGTCTTCACAAGAAGATTATACGGACTGGACTCCTACCGTAACCAATACCGCCGGTGATTATCTTATCGATAATGGAACAGAAATTCTTTCTTCAGCAGTTCTTGAAAGCCAGTGTATTATCTGGACCGATGAAGATGTGCATTCAATGCAATTTATTGGTCCGCCCTATACCTTCGGATTCCAAAAAGTGGGCGTAGCCTCTGGTATTGGTGGGCCTAATGCATGGGTTGCTCATGGCGCCGAAGTTTATTGGATGGGCAAAAAGTCGTTTTACGCTTATAGTGGCGGCGTTTTGCCGATGAAGAGCACTGTGCAAAAGTTTGTGTTTGATAATATTAATATGCAGCAGCAAAGAAATATCTTTGTGGCTCTAAATAAAGAATACAACGAGATTACTTGGTTCTACCCGACTGTTACTATTGAAGATACCGAACTTAATGGAGCTATAACAGCATCTGACACGACCATCAGGGTCAATACCACGGCAGGCTATAGGTTCTCCGGAGAAATTTTAATTGATAATGAGTATATCAGTTATACTGGCAAAACCGATAGCACGTTTACCGGGTGTGTGCGCGGTATTCGTGGATCAACAGCAGTGGCTCATGATGATGATGCTGTTGTTTCAGAACCGAATGGTCTTGACGCTCTCGAATCGTGCAGGTATGTGTCGTATAGTTTAGCTGAAAATTCATGGTGGACTGGCCGTTTAGAACGAACAGCATGGGAAAACCGCGGATCTTTACGTTATCCGATTGCAACCAGTCGCGATGGTTACATTTATTTACATGAGTATGGCGTGGATGCGGATGGCCTACCAATGGCCTCTTTTATCCAGTCTTCTGAATTTGATATAGGCGAAGGCGATAGCCAAATGCTAGTTAGTCGCGTGATTCCCGATTTCTTCTTAAATGGTGATTTAAAATTAAAAATGCGTACCAGAGATTACCCGTTGGGCGCTCAGACCAGAGAAACAATTGGGACCGTTAGCAGTGGTACCACTAAAATTAATACTCGTATCCGTGGCCGTCAAATGGCTCTGCGTATTGAAAGCGATGGTATTGGCGATGACTGGCGCTACGGTGCCACACGTATTGATCAACGCCCGGATGGACGCAGATGAGTAAAATCGTCAATCTTCCGATACCGCCAACAACGTTGGCACCAACTTATGATAATCGTAAGTTTAACCAAGTGGTGGAATCAATCCGCCTGCTCGTAAATCAGCTAAATACCACGTACACCCCGCAGGCTACGGAAAATAATCAGTCCAGTCTCGACTGGTTTACCGGTGCGATGGGCATGGCGAACCGTGGCGTGCTGGAGGACTACGGTGATTTTGCCTACGGCGCGTTTCTGGATTTCAATACGCAGGCACAAACGGTAGTCGACACTGCTAAAGCGATTACATGGGGTACAACGGCTTACTCAAAACATATTTCCATCGGCTCGCCGACCAGCCGGATTGTGTTTGCCAAGGCTGGGAAGTACTACATTCACTTCACCGCACAGCTTAACTCGCAATCAGCCAACGCAAAGACATTCTGGTTCTGGCCGCGAATCAATGGCACAGACATCGCGGGGTCAACGATGCGGATCACCCTGCACGACAATGACGAAGCCAAGACTGTCGCTCGTGCCGCAATTTTTGAGGTTGACAAGGGCGATTATTTAGAAGCGATGTGGGCGGCGGATAGTTTGAATACTTCACTTGAAGCCTATGCTGCTGAGTCCTTCTGTCCCGGTACACCGTCTGTAACTCTGATGATCCAAGGGATCGAACATGGCTAATAAGTACTTCCGCGAACACCTGATCCCTGATGCGTCAACCGAGACTGACTTGTATACCGTCCCGGCGGCAAATACAGCGATCATGCGTTCTTTGCGCGTGACCAATGCCAACGCCAGTGCCGCAGAAGTCACGGTGTCCCAATACGAGGGCGCCACGCAGACTTATCTACTCAAGGATTACCCCATTTCCCCCGATGGCACGGTTGACGTGTTCAACGGCGTCCCCTGCATCATGGAAGCGGCGGACAAAATTACTGTAGAATCAAGCCAATCTACGGTACATTTCTATTTGTCTTACCTAGAGCTTGACCGCAATTAAGGATTTTCTTATGGAAGGTATTCAGAATATCGCAGCAAAAGGCCGCTACGGCGATAATCACCTGCTGCACGTGTCGGACGCTGAGCTGCAAGGCTTGAACGCTTTGGCCCATGAAAAGTTCGGACGTGGGTTGACCACCAACCCGGATACTGGCCTTCCAGAAGCGTTTTTATTCGCTCCGTTGCTGGCTCCGATGCTGGCTCCAGCTTTGGCTGGCACGATTGGCTCAACCGCCCTAGCCACTGGCCTAACTGCTGGCGCTCTAGGTACTGCTGAAGCTGCGGCTCGCGGTATGGACGATCCGCTCCAGCAAGGTCTGATGGCGGGCCTTACAGCTGGTGCTGGCTCCGCTCTTGGTGAAGGGCTTTCTGCTGCGGCAGATCCGGCTACTCAAGCAGCTAGTGGCTTGGGGGACGCGGCTAAAGCGCTTGGCCCGCAGGAATTGGCCATATTGGAGCAGTCTGGAAACATAGTTACGCCAGCCGCTACGACTGCCCCCGGTGCAATGTCTAGCCCGATGCTTAATATGCCAACCTCAACTCCTCCGGGGCTTCCTCCGGGAGGGACTGGTATGTATAGCCCAGCTCCAACGTATAACGCTCCGGGGTCCATTGGGCCACAGTCCAGCTCCCCGCTAGGGCTTACTCCGGGGCCAACATCTCCGGTAGATGTTAACGCTCAAATGCTGGCGCAAGAAAACATGCTACAGGCGGGAGACGACGTGCTTCAAGGGTATCGAGTGCCGCCGGAACCGTCTGCATTTGGTCAGTACGCTCAAGCCCCGAAAATGTGGGAAGGGGCTAAAAACGTCATGTCCTCAACTGAGAATTTTGGCAATTTTATTGGACAGCAGAAGACCCCACTGGCACTGGGTGCCGTAGGTGTGGGAGGCCAGATGGCGCTGACTGAACAGCAAAAAATGCGTGAGGACTCTGAACGCAGCCAAGAAGCTCGTGACGCTAAGAAAGCCGCGACGCTTAAAGAGCACCAAGATTTGATTCGAGCGAATTACGCGCGGGCTGGGCGGGCACTGCCTACCAACCCTTACACCGGCGCTCCAATTTTCCAAGCTGGCGGTATCGTTGGCTTGATGGGGGGTGGCCGCCCTTTTGATTCAGCCCCCGTTCAAAAGTACGCGAGCGGGGGTGTTGCGTATCCGGCGGCGGGTTCTGGCTATACCACTAACATCTACGGGCAGCGTATTCCATACGACAACACCATATCCAGTAACAAGTCAGTTGGTGGTAAAGGTGGCATGATGGCTGGGCTGCTACAAGGTATGTTTAATGGGCTGAACTCCCAAATAAAAGCTGAGCTGCCAGAGCAAGTAGACCCTGCCGGTCAACGCCATAATGTTTTGGTGGACAAACTGCAAACCGGTATGGGCAACCAGCAAGCGTTGAAAGAGCTTGAAAAAGAGGGCTACTACAACGGCGGCTATCTCCAGACCGGAGGCCGTGTCGGTGACGGTATGAGCGACGACATCCCTGCGACGATCGACGGTACTCAGCCCGCTGCTCTGTCCGATGGTGAGTTTGTGGTTCCGGCGGATGTGGTCAGCCACCTCGGCAATGGCTCGTCTGACGCAGGTGCTCAGCAGTTGTACAGCATGATGGACAGAATCCGTCAGGCTCGCACCGGCACAACCGAGCAAGGTAAAGAAATTAATCCTAAGAAAATGATGCCAGCATAATGGATTTCGAGATCAATACTCTGTGGGTTGAGCGTCTGCTCAAAAAGCCGTTCCATGAGAATTGTTTGCTCGGAGACAAGAAGTACTACGATCCGCACTACTTTGCAGTAGCTAAGGAGTTGGAAGACAACTTCGAGTATGTGCAGAAAGAGCTGCTAGGCATTCTGGAGCGGTATGATGATTTCGCTCCATTCCAGACCATTTCCCCGGATCAGACGTACATCTCAAACGACGACAAGTGGCGGATGTTCTTTTTCAAGGGTGCAGGCATCAGCTTCAAGCGGAATCAGACTTTTGCTCCGATGACGATGGAGATCCTGAACCGCCACAAGTATGTGATCTCGGCTTACATTTCTGTGCTGGGACCGAACAAGATGCTGATGCCGCATGAAGGCCCGTGGTCTGGGATTTTCCGCATGCACCTCGGAGTCAAGATTCCGGGTAAAAACCAGTGTGCGCTCGTCGTGGGGGGTGAAACCTACCACTGGGAAGAAGGTAAAACCGTCCTATTTGACGACACCTACGAGCACATTGCGGCGAATATGACAGATGAAATCCGGGCGGTGCTGTTTTTAGACATCATGCGCCCGATGAAGCAGCCGTGGGCTGCGATAAACTGGACAGTTCTCAAGCTGTCCCGTATGTTCCCATACGTGTGGATTCCGTATTTCCGCCACAAGAAATGGGAAAAAGAGTTTTATTCGGAGGATAAATGCAAATCTCAGTCGTTCCGCCCGACCATGTGGACGCAATTTGGCCGCAAGTTAAAGACTATCTTGCAGGCGCTGCCAAATACACTTACGGGCGCTACGAAGTAGAGGATATTAAAGACAATCTCCTCGGCTACGACTGGCTGCTGTGGATTGCATTTGACGACGAAGGGGTGAAGGGCACGGTGGTTACTCACTTTATCCGTTATCCCAGAGCCTTATATTTAGCCTGTCCGTTTGTGGCAGGCAAGGAGCTGGATACTTGGAAAGCTCCGATGTTAAACACGCTCAAACGGTGGGCGCGCGATAATCACTGTGATGGCCTTGAATCCTCGGCTAGAATTGGCTGGGAGAAAGCCCTGAAAGATCACGGGTACAAGGCAATTTGGCAAACTTTCCAGATGCCAGCTATACCGCTGGATGAGGAGTGAGAAATGGGTAAAGGCGGCGGCGGTGGCGGCACCCAGCAGACAACTGCTACAACTTATCAGTCTAACCTTCCTGAGTACGCAGAACCGTACTTTAAGGAAATTATGGCACGGACTCAGAGAGAGTCCATTACTCCGTACCAAGCCTACAGCGGCAATCGTGTAGCGGGTTTTGAACCGCTTCAGAAGCAGGTTCAGACTGAAGTAGCTGGTATGGGTACGCCGAGCGGTATTGCTGCCGCTCAGAAGGGGCTGGCAGATGTAAGTACTGCTTTAGCTGGCTCCAGTTATGCACCGACTACCTATACTCCGGGGTATCAAGCGGGCACCTTTGATGCGGCTACCGCAGCTAAGTACATGTCTCCGTACATGCAAAATGTACTGGACGTTCAAAAGCGTGAAGCCGGTAAAGAGTACGCCGGTGAACGCGCGGCGCAGGCTGCGCGAGCAGTTAAAGCGGGCGCTTTTGGTGGTGGTCGTGAAGGGGCTGAACGCGGTGCGATGGCGAGTGAGTACCTTGACCGCCTAGCTGACATTCAGGCTACCGGCATGCAGACTGCATACCAGCAGGCAGCGCAGCAATTTGGTGCCGAACAAGCACTCCAACAGACTGAAGCTCAGCAACGTCTGGCTACTGAGCAGGCTACAGAAGCCTCAAAACAATTCGGCGCTCAGTTCGAGCAGCAGAAACAGCAAGCTCAGCTTCAAGTGGCTCAAGCTCAGGAAAATCTGGCAAGCACCCAGCAGACGTTGGACACCGCACGTATCAACCTCCAGAACGCTGTTGGTGCAGAGCAAAAAGCTCAGGCGCAGACGCAGTTGGATCAGGCGTATCAAGACTTCGTCAACGCTCGCGATTACGAACGTCAGCAGATCGCGTTCTACAACGCGGTTATGCGTGGTATTCCAGTACCTGTTCAACAGGAAGTTATTCAGTCATCTCCGACGGCTGGCCTCGGCACGCAGCTTGCGGGCGCTGGTCTCACCGCCCTCGGCGCATTCGGCAATATGGGCTAAGGGTAGAACATGAACATCGTCAAGCTACAAAACGACCTCAAAGACTTATCTGACCGCCAGCTGCTCGACTCGATGCAGACTGGTTCCGCTCCGCAGTATCTGGTTTTGTCTGAGATGCAGCGCCGCAAGAAGATGCGTGATGAGGCGTCAACTCAAGCCCCGCAGGGTGAAGGTACAGTGGCTGACGAGATTATGAGTGGTATCACTCAACTGCCTATGCAAGCCCCACAAATGGCCTCCGGCGGTCTGGTGAGTTTTGCTCAAGGCGGCATGACTGGCTACCAAAAAGGTGAAGCTGAAGCCTGCTGGACAAACCCAGAAACGGGCGAAAAGTCTTGCCCTCCGAGTAAGACTAAGATGGTTGGCGAAGACCGCCGAAACACTAAAAAGCTGCAAGAGGGTGGCGTACTCCGCCTCCTGCCTGAAGACCCAGTAGCCGATGCGTACTCTTATTTGCAGAGCCGTGGTGCTGAAATTCCAACCGATATGTCTGAAGCAGGCATTGTCGAGTACGCGAATCGCGTGCGTGCACTGGATGAGAACGAAGTTAAAGGTGCAGGCGTTAATGTTCCGGCAGAGGCTGCCCCAGCAGCCCGTCCTAGCTGGCCTGCGCTGTACCGTGATTATGGTAGCGGCGGTCGTGGCGAAGTTATGCCTGAGACTCAGCTTGATACTGCCCCGCAGATGCCGATGGGCGGCGGTGAGTACGCTCCGGGCTTCTCGCCTGTGGCTCCGACCCAAGAAGGGCTTCCGGGCTTGATGGCTCCAGAAGGCCCAGCCCCTGAGCGTGCTGTTCCGTTCCTCGGTCAGGTGATGGAGGCTGTTGTGCCGTCAGCACAGGCTGCTGAGCCGCCCCCGTCAGCTACACAAGCTGGGCTGAGCGCAGAAGAAGCACGTCAGATAATGGCCGAAAATGCTCCGTCTTGGTATGACGTAGGCGGACGCTCGGATATTCAGGTGATTGGCGACGCTATGAACTTGTTGTCGGGCGGTATGCGCACTCGCTGGCAGGAGCAGGAAGAACAAGCTCGTATTAACCGCAGAGAGATTGAAGACTCAGATTCCAGTCTCAGTACGGCTCGCGGCATTAACTGGCTTATTGGTGCTCCGGGCGCTGAAGAAAATGTAGGCCCTGAAGGCAACCGGGCAGGTGCTCGCAGGGAGCGGTTAGACGCGTATGAACAACGCGAAGAAGACCGCATGCGTAGAGAAGACGAGCGCAAAGCAAACACCCCAGAAGCTAAGGCCGCAGCAGCAGCTGCCGCTGAAGAAAAAGCAAAAGCAGAAGCCGCCGCAGCTGAAGGTGCTAAGACCGCCGCTGATGAGGCCTACTACCAAGCCCTAGAGAAATTTACCTCTGCATCTGAAGGTGGTAAGGCTAAAGACGATTACTTAGACTACCTCCGTCGCCGTTATGAAGGTGAAGGCAAAAAGGACCGCAGCCTAAATAACGCGTTGATGGCTGCTGGCCTCAGCATGATGGCAAGCAAGAACCCAGACTTCTTAGGTTCTGTCGGTGAAGGTGGAATCGCTGGCCTGAAAGCCTACACAGAAGCGGCTAAGTCTGACGAAGCAGCTCGCCAGAAGCTTCTGGAAGAGGAAGGTGCATACCGCCGTGCTCAGGTGGCTGCTGAAGCTACCAGCCCGTATCGCGCTCAAGAGTTCCAGCTGAAAATGGCTAAGGAACTGGACGACCAGATCAAGACTATGAGCACTCTGGATTATGCGATGCAGAACCGTAGAGACGGCGAATCGCTGCCAGACGCTCAAAAACGTATTCAGCTAGAAATAGCTCAGCGCAGACAACGTCTCGACAGCATTATGAACAGCTTGGGTAGTATGGGCATGTATGGCATGATGCCTCAAATAGGAGTGGGAGGCGGCATGCCGCCCGGATGGTCTGTAACTACACGATAAGGGAAAAACATGCCCCAGTTTGTTTTTCGCTCTCCAGAGGGCCAAGAATATGTCGTCGATGGGCCTGAAGGTGCAACGGAAGACGAAGCATGGGCTATTCTCCAACAGCAGCTTGCGTCCACCCCTTCTGCCCCTCCACAAGAAACAGGCTTCTTTCCCGGTGTTGAACAAGGTTTCCGCCAAGCGGTCGGGACAGGTTTGTTTGGCGTTGGTGAACTTACCGGTTTAGAAGGGCTTGCGAAGGCCGGTGAAGAGTTCGGGCAGACTGAGGGCTATCAGCCAATAAGCTGGGAAGAGACTAAAGCCGCATACGACGAAGGGCTTGGCGAAGGTCTTTCTGCTACTGGACGATTCCTCCGCGAGCAATCTGGACAGGTACTGGGTGGTCTTGCTCCGTACGCCGCTACTACATGGGCTGGCGCTAAAACTGGCGCGGCCCTGATGCCACTCCCGCAACTTAAGCCAATAGCCGGTCTAGCTGGTGCCATTGCAGCTCCAGCCCTTAGTTATTTCTACGGTGAAGATGTACAGCGCCAGCAAGCTGAGCGCGAAGCCGCCATCGCCCGTGGTGAAACTCCACCAGAAATGCCGGGTACGCTTGAGACTTTAGGTTATGCAGGGCTCCAGTCTGGTGCTGAGCGTCTCGGTTTGGGTGTAATCGGTCGTTATGTTCCGGGCATCAACAAGTTGTTGGGGGCTGAAGGCCGTGAAGTGGCAGAAGAAACTGCCAAACGCATCGCTCAGCAAGGGATACTTAAAACTACCGGTAAAGGTGCCGCAGTCGGTATCGCGACGGAAGTTCCAGTTGAACTTACTCAGACTGTCCTTGAACGCCAAGCGGCAAATCTTCCGCTTACTGGCCCAGAAGCCAATCGCGAATACGAAGAAGTCATTGCAGCTACTATCGCTGGTGTTGCTCCGCTTGGTGGTGTGGGTGGTGTTGCGCAACGCGCATCAGCCCGTGGTCAGGTAGAACGCGAAGAGCGCGCTGCCCAGCAGGCCGCCCAGAAGGCGATCCGCCAAGAATTTATAGAGCCAGAAGGCGCTGAAGAAGAACTTGATGCTACGGACGCTGATTACGGCGTTAAGACTTCGACTACCGGCCTTGGCCGCACAGATCGTAAAACTGGGGTTGCGTCTAATATTGCGTTTGCGGAGCAGGACGACACCACTGCTGAAATTCAGCAGCGCGTACAAGACTCCAGTGCGGCAGTAACTATTGCCCGTACTAACTTCAAGAAGGCCACTAACGAGGCCGACGAGCAGGCTGGGGCAGACGCGGTAGAGTCAGCCATTGTGCGTAATCTGAACGCACAAGCAGATGCGTATGAGCACCGTGCCGCTCAACTTAGAGCCAAAGGTGCGACCAAGAACGCTAATCAAGTTCTTCGCAAAGCAGGCAAGCTGCGTGAAAACGCTCGTGCTCGCATTAACGGCGTTAGAGACCCTGCACTAAAAACAGCGTTGCTCGGCGAAACTGTTTCCAAAATGCAGCAGGCGCAGCAGGCGCAGGCTGCTGCGGCCCCTCAGATCACTCCAGAAATCGAGGACTTAAAGCTAAAAGGTAAAGCAAAAGATCAACTTGCCCAGTTTGATTTGAGCACGCCTGAAGGTCGTGTTGGCGCCCGTGACTTCCTAGAAAATATTTTAGACAAGACCACGAGTGGGGCTATGGTAGACCGCATCATGCGGAGCAAACTGAAGCTGAGCCTTGACTCTACTTACGACGCCGATGTAGCTGCTATCGCCCAACCCGCCCCAGAAGCTGCCGCCGCCCCAGAAGTTGCCGCCGCCCCAGAAGCTGCTCCTGTAGTTGCTGAGGAAGTGGAAGAACCCACCGGTTTGCAGCCGTCTGAACCTTTACCGATTGGGCTTCAGGAATATGTTGACCTCTACAACAGCTCAACTGATGAAGCAGGGCGAGCTGCGATTCGTTCGCTGGCTGAATCTGAGTACAGTCCAGAGCAAGTGGCTCAGGCGTTTGAAGGAGTACCGAGTGAAGCTGCCCAAGAACCAGTACCCGTACGTGGTGTTCCGAGTGTCGAACCGGAAGTTACCGATGTCCAGCAGCCAGCTGGCGAGGGCGTGGCGGTGGCTGGAGTTGAGCCCCAGCCCGGTGCCGCCGAGGGGGTTACGGCACCTCAAGCGGGAGGAGTGGCACGCGGTGGCGGCGCTACTGTACGAGACTTTGGAGGAGTTGGAAGAGAGCCCTCTACACTAGATCAGACTATCGACCACACAAGCGACGAGAATGTTGTAAGCCTCCTCAACCTGTTTAAGGCTGGGGACGTAAACGGCGCTTTAGAACTTATTAGCCGTTCATACGATCCGTTAATTGCTGAAGTTGCTCGTCGTGCAATGATCGACCCCCCGACCTCTATAACCCTGCGTGATACGGGAAATGCCATAGGGCAGTACGACTACAAAAAGAAAGAAGTCAGGTTGAATGTTAGTTTCGCTAACATTCTACTAGAGGCAATCCGCCAAGGTCCTAACGGAGTTTATCAGCAGAACGTAACCCGCGAAGAATTTACTGCCATGAAAGAAGGGTGGTTCCGCACTGCTGCGCATGAGTTAACGCACCACGCTACGCATTCTGTTATAGAAAATCCACGCACTAAAGCCCAGAGAGAGGCGGTTAAACGTTTAGACAATCTGTATCGGTACACTCGTGGTATCGCTAAAAAAGATGGTAGAGCCGATATGTATGGGTTCACAACCATCCACGAGTTTATATCTGATGGTATGTCGGATACGAAGTTTCAGGACTACTTAAACTCCATTCAGTATAAGGGCCGCTCACTTTGGACTAGATTTGTTCAAGCGATCGCTGACATCCTCGGCCTAGAGGCCAACACAGCATTTACGGAGTTGCTCAATGCGTATAACGTCATTGCTCCACAAGCTAAAAGAGTTAAGCCAAAAGCTGCTGCGGAAGCTGTCGTGGAGCCTACTGGTGAGCCTGCTGTCCAGCCTACTACTAGAGTGGGCGAAGAGCCTGCTGGCGTTCGTGCAGGACCCGAGGAAGCCGTTTCCGAAGCGACTCCAGAAGTGGGCGTTAGCGAAGTTACTAAGTCTAAAATAGAAGCAGGCAAAGACAACGCCATGCGTGGCATCACAGCCATGCACCAGCGAGTATTCAAAAAGCCTATCGCTGGAACTACCGCCAGCGAAATGCGTGACTTAATAGATCAGGTTTACTCGGACCTCAACCCTGTTACTAGGGAAGACATCATCGAGGCTAACCGAGAAGTTGGCCGCAGGGCTTACGCTATATTCCGAGAAGAAGCCTCACCTGCTGCGGTTAAAGCGGTAACTGAAAGGCAGCAAAAAGCGGTGGAAGAAGCCGCCCGAGCTGAAGCTGAGGCCGAAGCCCGCATCAAGGCTATGGTCGCTGAAGAGGTGCAGAAGTCGCAGGCTGAGGCGGACCAGCGCCGTCAAAGAGACGAACTTCCTAGCGCCTACAAAGTGGAACGTGCGCCGGAAGCGGCTAAGAAGCGTGAGCAGAAAGTCCGCACGGCGGAAGCCATCGAAGAAGTACTTCCTAGACCGCAACGAGTTGAAGGTGAGGAACCGGGCATTGCTCGTGTTAAAGCGGCGGTTGAGCGCGTGCGCACCAGAACACAAAAACGTGCGTTCCCGTATGTCGATGCTACTGGGTTCATCAAATCCCTTCGCCAGCGTGAGAAAGAGTGGGACCCTCGCGTTACTTACATCAACGACATCGACATGAGCGATGTGGAAGGTTTCACGCTAGACGATACTGACAGTGTTGTTGCTGAATACGCTGATTTTGAGTTGCAGGTGCAGGCTCTGCGTAGAAAGGCGGCCAAGCTCATCAAGCTCGCTAAAGACGAGGGTGAAGACTATCAAGCTATTTCTGACGCTCTGAAGATCCTTCGCAAATCGAAGAGCAAGGAAGACCTCACTGAAGCAGTCAGCATCATCCGTGAATATCAGGATATTCTGAATCCTGAAGAGCCAACTCTTGTATTTAGCATCAACAAGAAGGCTATGGAGATGGCCCAACGCCTAGTCAACGGTGCTGGCAACGAGGTGTTTGTCGACGATTCAGCCACTACCCGCACCGAGCGCGCCAAAGAAATAGTCAAGCAGTATTCCCACAAGGAAGATGCTCAAGGCAACAAAGTTCCGAAGACCAAGAAGGACTTTGCGAACGATGGCCGCAGCCTGATCGACAAGGCAGTAACTAGGATGTTGTCGGCTGATGCAGCCGCTCAACGCGAAGCCCGCCGTCGTGTTCGTGCCATGACTGACAATGAAGCTGAAATCATCGGTCGTGCCCTAAACATGTCAACCTCGCAGGCTTACCACGCCGAGGCACTGGCTAGTAAGTTCCTTGAGTTGGGCGACCTGAAATACGACCAGCAGGCATACAAGTGGCGCGCAGAAGAAAGCGCTGCCAACTTCCCTGAGCTGATTAAACAGATTCAGATCATGGCCGAGAAGAACGGCCTAGACATGATGATGGGTGAGTCTCTGGCGCACACGTATCTGGAAGCTGCCCGCCTTAACAGCATCCGTAAGGAAGAAATCCTTATCCAGCGTCGGGTTGAGTCCTTACGCAAGCGTGGTCGTCCGGGCGACATCAAGGAAGCCAAGCGCCTACAAGAGATTTATCTTCCGAAAAACAAAAAGACCGGCGAACGCACCCGCGTGCATAAGTCGCTGGAGCAGATTAACGCTGGCCTGAAGATTGCTGAGCAGTATCCAGAAGTCGAGCAGATTGCTGAAACTTGGAATCAGATTCGCCAGAACGCGATGAAGATCGTAGAGCAATCTGGAATGGTTTCTGCGGAACAAGCAGAAATCTGGCTGGACAATGTTGACTATGTTCCGTTCTACCGCCAGACCCAGATCGAAGCTGGTGAGGGCCCACGCGAGTACATCAGCGGCTTAGTTTCTGCACCAGATCGTAAGCGTCTGAAGGGCACCGACCGCCCGGTCAACAACGTGTTCGACAACATGGCTCGCTGGACTGAGTACTACATCGAGGCTGCGGTGCGTAACAACTCCGCCCGCCAGATGATGCGCGAGATGGTTGGTCTGGGCATGGCTGAGCAGAAAGTGGCTGTGTCCCCTGATGAAAAGGCCCGTCGTGCGTTCATCTGGGTGGATGGCAAAAAGACTGAGTTCGTTGCTGATGATCCGGTCTGGCTAGAAGCCTTCTCTGGTATGGAGACTGCGGGCATCCCGATGCTCGGTATGGCGGCCAAGTTCACCAATTTGCTCCGTAAATCCGTTGTACTCAACCCGATCTTCTCCCTCGGCCAGCTCACGCAGGACTCCTTCGGTGCGATGCTCTCATCCGGCCTGCCGCCGATGAAGGCGATTCAGCTGCCGTTCAAGGTGATTAAAGAGTTCGTTAAGACCCTGAACGGCACCAGTAAAGCGCACGAAGAACTGACCCGCTACGGCACTGTTGGGGTAAAAGACTACAGTGCGGCTGTGGTGCGTGAGGAGATGGAGCGCTTTGCCACCAATATGCGTCCGAACCGCGCTGGGTTTATGACCAAGGCGCTCCGTTCCGCTGAACACTTCTCAATGGCCTCGGATAACGCCGTGCGTCAGGCAATTTATGACCTATCTCTGGCGGATGGCGTGAGCAAGGCCGAAGCGATCGAAAGAGCGTTTGAGGTGATTAACTTCCGCCGCAAGGGTTCTTCGTCATTCGTTCAGTTTATGGCTCGCACGGTGCCGTTCTTTAACGCCTACTTACAGGCGTTGAATGTTCAAATGAACGTGCTGGCTGGTGAAGGCATCTCTCCACGCAATAAAGCGCAGTGGGGTGTGTTGATGAAGAATGTGGGCATGGTTGTTGCCATGACCTATATGTACTCCATGCTGATGTCCGGTGACGACGATTACGAAGAGTTGGACGGCCCAATGCGTGACCGTATGTTGATGATTCCGGGCACTGGCGGCTTTGGCATTCCGCTCCGTACTGACTTGTTCCTGCTGCCGAAGATTCTGACTGAGCACATGGTGCGGTTGAGCATGGACTCCGCGACTGAAGATGCTGAAACATTTAAGCGTTCCGTTAGCACGGCGCTCCAGCACGCATTATTCAGCCCGACTACCGTCCCGCAAATCTTTAAGCCAACTGTTGAGTGGCTGCTGGACTACAACTTCTACACTGGCCGTCAGCTTGTCAGCCAGCGTTACGCTGACCTTGAGCCGTATTTGCAGTACAGCCCGTACACGTCAGAACTGTCCAAGCTAATCGGTGAAGGGCTAGATATTTCCCCGATCAAACTGGATAACTGGTTGCGTGGCACCTTCGGGTCGGCGGCTGGTGCAGTATTGTGGAGTTCTAATATGTTTGGCTCGCTGCAAGGCGTACGCCCGAGCAAGAGCTTCCAAGACACGATGGCTACTTTCCCCGGCCTCAGCCGCTTCATCAACAAAGAATACGGCTCAGGCATGCGCGCGATGTACTACGACATGGCGCGCGAAGTGAACACCGCCTACAAGTCCTACCTGAACATTCAGGCGAACGACCCAGATTCTCTCGATCCGTTCCTCGCTAGGGACAGCAACCTTGAGAAGGTGGCGATGGCTAAAACCATGCGTGACCTGAGCAAGAAACTTGGTGAGATACGTAAGCAGCAGGAGCGCGTTACGAATATGCGTGATGTAGATCCAGCCGAGAAGCGCCAGATTATCGAGGACTTGCAGGAATATGAGCGTCAGCTGTTGAAGAGCCTTGATCTGAAGGGCATGCGGAAGTTCATCAACATGTAAAAAAGCCCCCTCGCAAGGAGGGGGCAACCACTTCAGAGACCAGTGACTCCTGCTGGAGGAGGGAAGCCCGAGGAATCGAGCGATGAAGAATCACTGTGGCTCGGATTCTACCGCACTCTCCACGCCCGTAAACCTTTTACGAACTCTTCCGTTACATTTTTTATCTGGAATGTATAGCCAAATTCCTTGGCTACCCTGCGGATTTTGCCTTCTAGGTGCTTACAATCTAGGCAGGGGACAAAAAAACTGTCCCCCACCCGCATCCCGCTGACTGCCGCTTTAATATTCCATTTCAGCATCATTTTCCTCCGGCATAGCTTCAATCTGAGCCTTAAATGCTTCGGCTTCTTCTGGCGCTACGAGGAACTCTGCTGCTGCCACTGGTGGGGACATGGTGAATCTGGTCTTGGCGAGCATTCTTTTCTTAACTTTTTTACGGTAAGTGTACGGACCGCCCGGTACGGCACACTCGTCCAGCACATCGTCAATCGTGAACTGGCGGTCGGTGCAGTAATCGCGTAAATCCTTATATGAGATATACAGAAGATTGCTATCTTCTTCAAAACGCACCGTACAGCTGCCACCGTTCGGAGTGATCTTGCCGTAGTCGTTCGCCACCCCAGTAGACATGAGCTGCTCTCTGGCAATAACGGCGGTCTGGCGCAGGTTCTCGTAAATAAACTCACCCACGAGTTCGTACGCGTCCGCAATTTCCGCCTGCATACTGGTGCGGGTGGACACGATCTGGTTGCAGCACCACTCTTCAAGGTTGTCCATGTCGAAATCATGCAGACCCAGTTTGTGTGAGATCCGCCCGCCGACTAGGTTTGATGCGTATGTAGAAATGTGGAATCGCTCTTCGATCCGTTTGCCGATCTTTTTCCACAGGCGCTCACGCTGCTTGTCTATAAGCTCAGGGATCTTCTCAGCGTTTGCGACCAGCCACGGGGCATACACTTCGCCCGCTACGCCATAGTTTTCATCCAGCTTGGCGAACAGAACATCGGCCCCTTCGATAACTTGGCGCTTAACGTGGATTTCGATCAAACGCATCATTTCCCCGTCAGGGCGGGCCTTCAGCTTCACTAGCTTGCTGACCATTGACGAGTTCGAGTTCATCAGGTGGATAAGATTCCAAGTGGCCTCGTTGTGACGCTCAGTGTTACTGGTGGCGTTCATGCGGTTGCGGCCACGGCCCTGTGACGTTCCGTAGATTTCGTCCGACAGGAACTCAGCTTGTGCGTTAGTCATCTCGTCCGACATTGCCACAAGATTGTTATGCACGCCGAGACGGTGCTGACGGGAGGCCAGTGTGTCGCGCTGAGTCAGCATGGTTTTTTCTGGATGCCCGAACACACTCAATGCTAGGCGGCCAGCAGTTGATTTACCTGTACCCGAGGCGTTACTGATTAGGTTGATAACCCCGCCAGCCACGCCGGTAAACTTCATCAGGGGAGAGCCAAAACCTGACAGGGCAACAAGCTGCAATGCTTCCATGCCCGGCCCGCTGATGGCGTTGTAAATGTCTTTCCATGCAGCCAGCGAACCTTTTACGCCAAACGAGTCGATGATGTTTGCCGTGGTACTGCTTGGAAAGTTATGAGAGCTGCCCCCCTTCCCATAGACTTTATGGCCGACAACCCACTCGGTGTTGCCTGCGTGCCAGCCAAACTGAAGCCTAGCCTCTTTAGCCCGCTCCCGCATTTGAAGTTCTTTTGTGTAGCGAATTGCGTAGTCCATAATCTCTTTCATCTGGTTTTTACTGGCGGCAACCCCCTTGCCCCCAAGGATCTTCTTAAACTGGTCTGGAGTGTGCATGTCCTTCAGTGGAACCATGAACTCCCTCTCTCCGTCCATAGGCAGGTGCAGGTGAAAAACCACGCACTCACCGTCATTCGGATCAACTAAACGAGTAGAGGCGTAGAGGTCGTTTTCGTAGATCATTATTTCGATCTTGTCGCCTTCCGAATCGCGCTCTTCACGGTAAACGCCGCCATTTGCACCTCGGAAGTATGGGAACGGCGGCTTGAACAACGCCTGTTTTACTGCCTGAGTGCTGATGCTTCCGTCGCTTTCCTCTTCCTCGTCCGGTGCTTCAAACAGCGCACTAACATCCCGCTTGATTTCCGCACCCAGTTGGATAGGACTGGTAACTTGCTGCGGGCAACCTTGGCAGATACTGGAGTCCAACCCTTTAATCACGGCGCATGTGTATGGGCCTTTGGTCAGGCTGGCTTTCTCCAGCGTGTTGTCTGGGTTGTAGTCAGGGTGCTTGTTCGACATCCTGTGTATGGCCGTGTCGCGGTCAACGCAAGCCCACGCAATCGACAGCCCAGCACGCCAGAGCGGCTCTTCAAGGTTGGCTTGGTTCACCAGAACTTCTTTTATGAAGTTACAGCCTTTGTCCTTGAGACTTTTCTGAGCGATGGTGCTGAAGCGGGACTGCTTGTTGCCGAGCAGAGCCTTGGCCGTTTCACTCAACCCCTCCATATCAACCTTTACGCGGGGTTTCTTCGGCTCCGGCAGGTCGAGTGCAGCTAAGCAGTCAGCAAACAGATCAACGTCAATCGGCTCACCGTGTTCGCACTGAATAACTTGCTTCGGGTCGTCGGGGTTCTTGAAGTTCAGCGTCTGCGGTATGCGCAGAATGCGCGCTTCATCAGCGGTAACTGCTGGGTCAGCCTTCAAGCCGAGGTGGTCACACGCGTGCTTCAGCTTTTCGGCTATGGGCGACCACGCAGAACTGGGGATGTACTGAGTTAGCAGCCAGTAAACGTGAATCCCGTTGCCAGAATTGACGATGGTTGGCTGCGGCAGCTTGACCTCTACCCTGAACTTCTCAAGGGCTTCGAGGGCTTCAGCCTGACTCGGGTATGGCTTGTTCGTGCCACAATCCAGATCAAGCCAGAATGACTTCATCCACTGGGCATTTTCTTGGGTGCGCTTCTCGCTGCCTTCCTTGTACGAAGCAACAGCGAAGTACGCATCAATTTTACGATCGACAAAACTCTCAGCACGCTCGGCCAAGGTGTCGATGTCATCTACAAATTCTTGAAGGACTTTTCCGTCACTTATGCCAACTACACAATAGCGGCCTTCCTCTGGCAGCACTTCGTGTAGGAAATCGGTTGTCGGGCTCATTAAGTGGTTCCGGCGAGTAGTAATGGGCGGCAGCGGTTACGCCTACCGTTTTCGGGCACGAAGCCCTAGCCGCCCTTAGTGGCTCAGAATAATTTCAGCTGGTTTGGGTCGGCTTCCGCCTGTCGAGCGGGGGGAACTGAAGATAGCATCAGCTCGAAGCGTTCAGCAAGCTCGTTAAGAAGTTGCTTATTTACTCCAACAGATGTCCTACCATCCAGCTCAATTACCGACTTAACCAGCCTCAAGACTTCAGTGTCGCTGAGGCTGGAGTACTGCATTATTCGTCGCCCCACTCGTCAAGAATGGACGCAACATCAGCCTTCTCTGCCGGAGCCGCTTCCTTTTTCTTGGAAACAACCTTCGGCTCTTGGGCCTCAGCCTTTGGCTTTTCAAACCCGTCGTTCGCCTTCAGGGTTTCCTCGTCCTCACGCTTAGCGAACTGGCGGTCGCCAGTGTGCGCCTTAGCCTCGCTGGACTTAGCCTTCTCCTGAGCCACAGCCCACTCAGCCTCATCCAGCGGACGAACTGCGCGGAACATCAGCTTCGGCACTGGTGACTTGGTGTCAAACTTCACCTCAGTCACAACCTTCACGATGTCGAAGCCAAACTCAGCCAGCTTGCGGACATACGCCTGAAGCGGTGCATACTTGCTGCCATCTTCAGCCTTACCGAACACCGAGGTAGCAGGCAGCGTGATGCCATACACATCACCCTTCTGGTCGCCTTCCAGTACCACTGCCAAACGCGCAGAGTAACGGCAGGCACGAGAGTCGCCCTGACCTGAACCCTTAACATTTTGTGGGCAGTTGGCACACAGGCTGGCCTGCGGATCTTCTACATTCGGGCTTGGCGCGTTGCCGTCGTCAGACCAGCAAGCTGGGCTGCTGACCACGCCTTCCTTGTAGCTGCCTTCGTAGTAGGTGCGTGCGATAGCCGGAGCAGATTTCACGACGATCATGTTCATCGCACGATCTTCGTTCTGCGCTACTTCCTGTGAGCCCGCCATCATGCGGAACACAGAGCCCTTAAAGCTAATGCGCTTCAGGGACTGGCCTACACCACCGCCAGCAAGTGCCTTTGCGGTATCGGAAAGTTCGCCACCTTGCAGGTGGGCCGGAAGCGTTGCCGCCCCGTTTTCAAACAAAGTCATATCAGACATCACTTAGTCTCCTTCTGTGTGTAAACAAATTGCTGGGAATCAACGTACTTCTCCAGCTGCTCTCTAGTAAAAAACACCTTTTTCCCAAGTCGAACAAAGGGAATCTGACCCTCGTAGCGCAACTTGTTCAGAGCCGATTCTGAAAGCCGAAGCATTTCAGCTGCCTCTTTGGTGGTTAACAGTCCAAGGTCGCTCACGATTTGTTACCTCTTCGCACGACGATTGAATACCGACTGTCGGAATTGACAGGCGGCGCCACATCTGGATGGTTCTCCAGAAATTCCTTGAAGTTGCCTTGGTGAATCCGGCGCTCAACTAGGTCGAAGCCGTCCTCCCCCTGCTCCCGCAAGAAGTCTTTGAATGAGTCCCAGTCAGGGGCCCAATACCGAGTACGCACCACACGAGAGGCAGTGCCGTACGGGGTTTTCATGCTTTCCAGCCCATGCTCTTTGGCAAGATCGAGCAGGGCGTTTTCGATGGTGTCCATCTTCTCTTTGAGCGCGCCATCTTCCTCATCAAACTTGTGCTTGAGATCGGCGCGAGCGTCGCGAAGGCGGATATACGCTGAAACCAGCTTTGCTGTGTCCATGTTGTTACCTCTGAAGTGTGCAGCTTTAGCTGCGAAGTTCTTGTTCGTATAGTGCTACCAGATCTTTCTGGTTAGCTTCCTTTGATTCTAACGCATCATAAACCCTTTTTTCAACCTCTGAGCCGTAAATTTTTATCACAGTCATTTTATTTTGTTGTGACGGCCTATTTATACGCTCGTTGGCCTGCAACCACGTCTCAACTGACGCCACTGGCCCAAACCAAACGATCGTATCCGCAGCGGTCAGCGTCACGCCGTGCGCAGCAGATTGGGGCTGGATCACCAGCACTCGTGGGTCGTCCTCCTCCTGAAATGCCTTGAAGATCGCCGTGCGCTGCTTCATCGGCACGGCTCCGCTAATGATCTCAGCGGTGATTTTCTCCCTGCGGAGTCGGTCAATCACGATCTCGATGGCGTGGCGGAACGGCACAAACACGATCACCTTGTGCGCGGCCTCCCGCACCACCTCCACGATTTCATCCAGACGATTCTTGGCATCGAACTGCACGGTCTCTCCGTCATCGGAGTACACCGCCCCGCAGCTCAGCTGGAGCAGCTTGTTCAGGCCAGCCGCTGCGTGGACAGCGGTGATCTGCTCACCTGCGGCCTCCACCATCATTTGCTTCTTCAGCTCTTTGTAAAACTTCTTTTGCTGAGGAGTCAGCTCGATCTCACGCGTCTGGTATGTCATCGGCGGCAGATCAAGGCACTCGGCTTTAGTAAAGCGGATGGCTGGCTGGAGTACAGCGTTGACCAGCTTGGTGGCGTTCGGGTTGGGGACCCATTTGAACTGCGTCACCTTCACCATAACTTTATCGCGCCAAGTCCCGAAGTACTGCGGCACTCGCTGAGGCACTGCCATCTTTGCCAGCCCGAAGGCGTCCACAGGACTCTGAGCGGCTGGTGTGCCTGTCAGCATCCACAGTTTTGTGCTGGGAGTAATCACCTTGTTCAGGGCCTTCCAGCGGCGCGTGCTGGCCGTCTTGACGAAGTTCGCCTCGTCAGCCACCACCAGATCAAACTGCCCCTGCTGAAGCTCCTCAACCACCGTGGGCACGCCGTCATAGTTGATGATGACGAACTCGTAGTCTCCGAGGATTACTTTCTTGCGGGTCTCTTTACTGCCGTGAGCAACGGCAGCGGTGCGGTGCATGGCGATCTTGAAAATGTCCTGCATCCACGCCGAGTGCATGATCGACAGGGGGGCAACAATCAGCACGCGCTTGATGTCGCCGATCCGCATGAGGTAATCCGCCGCCCAGATCACCGCACCAGTCTTACCTGTGCCCTGTTCCGAGAAACAGAACGCACGGTTGTTGGCGGTCAGGAAGCTGGCCGTCTGTTTCTGGTGGTCGTAGGGGGCAAAAGTGCCCGGCCAGTCGTAGTCCCGCAGGATCGGACTGGGGGCCTTGCGGATGCCTAAGTTAGCTAGGCGGCGGGTATTTTCTAGGCTCCACTTGACCAGCACTTCGTGAGCGCCTTCACCTACTTCGCGCAGGTAGCGGCTCTGCTGAATCGCCGTGGTGAACTTTTCGTGGTCGGAAACGCGGACTAAAAGCCCTCTATTATCAATGACTTCCATGATCTTCCTGAAGTAGTCTGACGGTTATCCGTCATGTTGTATGTCCCCCGCTTTCACGAGGCGGCACTCCACAGTCTAACGCTGCGGTCGTGCCTTGCCAAGCCCTATTTCATCTTGGCGGACTTAGTTCTTTTGAAGCTACGATTCTTGCTGGCAGGCACTGCACGCAGGTTGCTGCGCCCGTTGCCACCGCCCTTCGCCATCGGGGTTTTGTGGTCAACATCCATGCCGTCGCCCTTACGAACCTTGCCCTCTTTCATCAGCTGGTAGCGGGCACGATTGCGTGCGGCACGCTTCTTCTTGACGGCGGGCTTGCCATCGTACTTACGCTCAGCTTTATAGTCTCTCGGATTACGCGGCATATCAGCCTCCACAGAACTCACAGTGTTTCACGGGACACCACTTACGGCACAGGCCGTTCGGGTTTGCAGGCCAATTATCGTTGTCAAACGCCGCCTGTAAAAGCCCTGCTTTCTTATCCCACTTACCCCACAGAAATGGCTGGTCTTGCTTGTCGTACGACGCCTTGATGACGACATCGTGCAGCAGGAAAACCAATGCCGCCTTGACTTCCTTCACCTCTGGGTAATGCTCGAACACCATGAGCGCCATGAGTTCCAGCTGCCCCTTGTCAGGGTACTTGGCGGAGCCAGTCTTGTAGTCCACGATCCACGCCCGCTCCCCGTTGAGAATTACAAGGTCAGCGATTCCTCGCACCCATGCCTCTTTGGAGCGGAACTTGGTTGGTTTTTTGTCGACCGTCAGAGCCATCTCAAGCTCGCACAGCTTCTCCCCTTCGATCTTGTTCAGGGAATCGAGCGCTGGTTTGAACTTGAGGTGGCCCTTCGGGATCTCCTTACCGTCGCGGATGTATTCCTCAGCAACTTTATGAACTTCTTTGCCGTAGATCGTGTGCTCCGTCTCAACGAAGGGGTACAACTTCTCTACCTTCTCGGCGTGATATTTCCGAGGGCAAGTCTCAAACGTCTTTATCGAGCTGAAGCTCCAAGCTGCTGGCATGCGGTTCCTTTAGGCTAATATATACACGTTATGTTTCGCTCGGGTGAGCGCGGTATAAACAAGTCTAGCACGTTCTTCCAAGTTCCTGTTTTGCTTCATATCCATGTAGTCCACGAAAACATCTTCGTAAGTGCTCCCCTGAGCTTTGTGAACCGTGGACGAATAGATTGGGTTGATTTGAGCATACTCTTGCTCAGCCCCAAAAAACTTAGCCCAGCCAACTTTGCGCCGATGTTCTGCCTTAGCAACGTCTTGTGACGCCGCGCCGCTATTTTCAAGCTGGTCTCTCACGGCCAGCGCTTGCAGCGCGTCTACCCGCATGATTGCTCTGTGGCGTGCGTATGCTTCAGCGGTAACTGGGGCTTTCAGCTTCACCGATACCATCTCGCGTTCGCCTTCGGAGTTGAACTTGTACCGTTCTGTGAGCACGTCAAAAACTTCAACCCCGTTTCTATCCTTAGTCGGGCCACGCATTTCTAGTATGGGGAACGAATCTTCTGTGTGAAAAATCATTTCGTACTCCCAACTGCCCTCGATCCTTTGATGTATGGGCTCTTTTGCAACCACGGTCTCGCCGACAGAGAACGGAGTGTTCAGCGCGTCCTCACCCAACAGCAGCTTGCGAATAAAATTATTGTATTTCTGGACCTTCTTATTTGTGTACGACAAGATCTTTAACCCCTCGTACCCGTAAAGCAAGTCAGCCATTTCATAAACTTCTTGCAGCTTGCTGTAGAACTCTTTAGGAGACAGGACGTGTATGCCGGAACCGTGTTTATCTAGCATGGTGCGTAGTGTTGGCAGTTCTGTTCGCACGCCAGACACAAACTGTCGCCACTCTGTTGCCGTGTCCACTATAGGGCTTCCACCCTTCTGCCTGTGGATTGTCGTTAAATCGTAGGTGGGTATCTTCCCATTAAAAATTAAACATTTATCGTTTACTGGCAGCAGCTGGTATTTATCCCCCACGAACAGAATAAAAAGCTTTGGGTTGTCTTGTTCGACTTTGAATATGTACTTCAGCAGCTCGTTTCCAACCATAGAGGCTTCATCTATGACCAGTAGCGTGTGCGGCGGGAAGTACGGCTCACTTTTCTGGCGTATGGTTTTTTCCCCAGAGTTGTCGTCTTTGTTTACTACAGTTATTCCTAGCGCCTTATATACTGTGGTCGCTTCCATATTTGTGGAGTCTGCTAGAACCTTGGCAGCTTTGTTGGTTGTAGCTGTAAGCTGCACGGTCCACTGCACTCCATTCAGCTTACCGACGGTTCCCAACTGCTCAATCAAGTGTTGCAGCGTAAATGTTTTTCCAGTGCCAGCGGCGCCAGTGAGAACTGCTACACGGTTTTTGCCTTCAACTATGCGACCGACAATTCCAGAGACCGCTTCCAACTGGTCTTTCGACATCATCATTTTGCGTCTCCGTAAGTAGTAGCAATATCACCCTCGCTCCATGTGATTAGCTCGGGCCACCAATCGCAGCCATCCCTCATAATGGACTGCACCAGATCGAGCATTTCTTGCGCATGCTCTTCACGCACCACATACACCAGCTCATCGTGAACCGTTAACGCAGGCAAATACGTTTTGCCCAGTTCAGTCTTAGCCACCTTCAACATGTGGTCGGAGATCACTTCGCGAGCAAGGTGCTGCACGATGTTCTCCGTAACTTTTCCAGCGTAAATGCGAGCCTTGCGTCGGCCTTCGCCGTACACCCACTCACGCTTGCCGGACTCCTTGTCGGTCTCCATTCTTAAATGCGGGTAGCGGATCATGCCTAGCGGCGTTTTGATCCCACCTTTCGTTGTCTTGCATAGCCCAGCGGGGTCAATCGGTATGCCTTCATGCCCGTGGTAGATGTGCTCCAGCGCCGCATGGCAGGTTTTCCACCCCTGCGTAATCAGCGGGTACGCGAAACGCCAACGGTTCACGATGTCGTACGCCTCTGGTTCAGTCAGCTCAACACCACCCATCGTCTTTGCAACTTTCTGGAATGTCGGCCCACCAGCACCGAAGCCTAGACCGAGGTGCGCGACCTTACCCACCTGACGCTCTTGCTTCGTAACTTCGTCAACGGGCTTGTTGTACAGCTTGCTGGCAAAGTCTTTATAGAGATCGGCGTTCTCAGGATCGTCTTTAAACAAGGACATACTGCTCGGCTCTTGCCACAGGAAGTGATTCACACGCAGCTCGATGCCTGACAAGTCAGCGACCACCACCCTGTAACCATCCGGCGCGAGGAGACTTTTGCGTAGCGCATCGCTTGGTGCGGGCTTGTAGGGGTTGATGCGCGGAAGATTCTGCTGGTTCATCTTCATCGTGCCAGACCATCGCCCAGTGGTGTCAGCGCCGTAGTAATTCAGAGCAACTGGCATCTTACCGTTAGCCGCTTTACCGCAGGCCATAAACTGCTGAATGCGTGACTCAAGGATCGTGCTCTTAACATTCAGGCGGGCGCTTGCGGCGGCAGCCACCTCAAAGTCCTCATGTTCTTGCAGGGCAAGGAACTCTTCGTCGGACTTCGCAAGAGCGGGAATCATCTTCTCTGGGTTCGACGGCGACTGCTTCATCGGAACTTCAACGCCCTTCGCCGTTAGATACTTAGCGAACTTCGGGGCCGAGGCCAGAATCTTCTTGGCGATCTCAACCTTCTCGTCGTCACTCAGCAGCTCGACAGGTTCATCAGAAACCTGCTCCGCCACATCGAGCAGCATCTTTCTCTGCTTCTCTTGAATGTCGATCAGTGTGTGCCCAAGTAGCCCGAAGTCCAGATCAAACTGCGGCTCAACCAGCATTCGGATCGTCATGTCGATCAGCTTCAACTCTCGCTGCCCTAGTTGGGGGGCTAAACGGTTGAATATTTTGTAGCAGAGTTCAGTGTCAACGATGTTGTATGTGGTCATGGCACTCAACTCGTCGTCCGTGAAGTCAGCGAGCTTTTTGCCCTTGGTGTTGGTGGCTTCGAGGTCGAGCTTTTTGCCCACTCCAAGATCCTCCGCTACCTTCTTCAGCGATCCGCCTACAGTTTTGGCGAAGCCAAGTGCGCGCGACATAGCGAGCGTACAGCCCCACGCCTTTGGCTTGATGCCAAAACGCCACGCACAAATCATGGCGTCAAAGCCAGACATGTTATGGGCTATCAGCATGGCGTCAGAGAAGTCAGTAGCATCGACCCAGTTCTGGATCGCTTTCTCGCCGAACAGAACGAACGGCTCATCGTTGGCTACTTTTATTGCGACCGACTGAATCTCGGTCTCGGGGTGCATGACATATTCAACTGGGTGAATCTTCGTCAGCGAGTGTGTCTGAGACCAAAAGGTCTCGAAGTCTAGGACTATCGGTGTCATGTGCTGCTCCTCATTTAGTCAGCGTGTTTATCGAGGTATGTCTGCCCAAGGCAGGGGGGCTTTCTAGCTGATCGAAATCTACATGTCAAGGGACTCAATAGTTTGTTTTAGGTGGTCTAGATTGAACGCGTCGATCACGAGGGCAACACCGCCGTTCTCGTCGATTTCACGCAGGTTCTTCTGTTGCAGCGCTGTCGGTTTGTTCTTCTTCATGTCGGCTTTAACCTCGATGCCGATGAACTTTCCCTTGTAGCACGCAACAATGTCTGGCACTCCCGAGGCTCCGTAACCGCCAGTCACCGGATAGAAGTAGTACATGCCGTACTGCTTCAGCATGTCGACAATCTTGCGCTTTACTTTTTTCTCGGGGGTGTCAGCCATTACTTGATCTCCTCCATGTTCCACACGGTTTTGATCTTGTCGATGATCGTGTCACGACGCTTCTGCAACGCAACATAATCCTTGCCGGTAAAGTTCAGCTTCACTTCGTTCTGACCTTTGGTGCGTGACAAGCGCATGGCTTCTTGGCACACCTCCTGCAAGTCTTTGCGCAGCTTGCGGAGGGAAAGGGAATGTAAAAACTCAGGGGGTCTTGCTCTCATTGGTAGCTCCTTCGGGGTTCATGTAGTCATCTACTGCTTGCAGCGCGTGCATCAGCACGAGCTTTTCAAATTCTGCTTTGTAGTTCTTGCCGAGTCGTTTGTTCTCGTCAATCCGGCGTTGCGCTCCGGTCAGTTTCGAGATCAAGCTCCGTCTGTACCTCTTCAGTCCTTGGCTCACCAGCGCTCTCCTCTATCGTAGAGCGTGCCGTCGAGGGTATCGCTGTCTTTCTTGTCCTTGTCTTTCTTCCCAAAAATCTTGTCCCAGTTATCCTCGAACTTCTTGCGGTCGCTCACAGGGCGAGGCTTACTGCCCTTACCGCCATGCCATTTATCGCTCATCGCTTGACTCCTTAATCGTAAAGTTACGCCAGTAGGGATTTTTTGCGGCGATCTTGCCCGCCTGACTCCGCGTCATCACTGGCGTGTTCAACGCTTGCTCCAGCGTCCAACCCCTGATCCGCAAGCGTTCAAGGATTGTGTGGCGCTTTAGGTTGTGTATGTTGCGGGTACGGTCTGACCATGCGGCGCGCACGGCTT